TACTGCTTATCGAATTCCTGTAGGTATTCGTATGCTGGTGAAAGCCAAGAAACCTGCTCTTCTGAGCACTGAAGGATTCCAGTAACAGACTGTCCGAGTCGCGCATTCTTGCTAACGATATTCGTTGTCTTTTCGTATGGGTACGCCATGCGGGTGATTTGCTTTTGTGTCTTATAAAGCAAACGTGAAATTTCCTCAAATTGCTCCAATGATTCCACGTTTGGCAAAAATATTGTCGCGAGATTGCATGATTCGCCATCAGCCAATGCAATTTCTGCGCACGGGTTAAAACCTTCAATCGAGTTATCTGGCTTTGCCTCACCAAGTCGACCATACTTTCGTGCAAGACGACGATTCAATAGGCCGTAAGGCTCGCCAGTTCCGTCGTAGCCCTTCCAAAGTTCGGTCATGATTTCGTCGTAATGGTCGGCATAAATGGAGTTATTTGAGTTCGCTCTCCATGCAGGAATATTTCCAGATGCCCAATTTTTTGCACGAAGGAAAAGAACATCATCTGGGTCACCCATTGCAATCTGCGCCGAACGACGTGATGAACCAGAAACAACGATGCGACCAATTATGTTGCAAATGTCCAGTACATCAATTGAACGAAGTTTCTTGCCTTCACGATTCTGCATGACTTTTGCAATATCCGCAATTCCCTCAATTAGTGCGCCAGGACCCGATGCGGTGCCACCAAATGTCTTCAATGGTGCGCCATACTCACGAATGAGAACCGTGGAATACGAGAAAGATTTACCAGTATCGAAATATGACTTCAGTACTGCATGAAGTAATCGCTTCCATCCTTGACGTGAGTCAGGAACAATGATGTCTGCATCGTTACTGCGTTCGTGCGTAATTGTCACGCCCAACTTAATCTTTGGCAGGTCATGAATCTTCGAGCGCTCAACGGAGAATCCAACGCCACCACCGAGCATTAGGTATTCAAAAAGAAGCTCAAAATCTTCAATCTTTTCGATGTTTGTGAAATAGCAGTTGTTAAGTGATGTTGCATTGAGCTTCTGTACTAATGGGGTGCCAAGCTGCCAGAGTGAGCGCCCAGAAAACGAGCATCGCAGGTTGAAGCAATGGTCGAATAGGGCTTCTGCCTCTTCTTGGGTGTAGTCGACACCAACCTCAATCGCACCGTTGATAACACGCTGAAGCGTCTCAACCCAGGTCTCGTTGTTCCCGTTTTCCTTCTTGCGGCTGTAGGTGCGGAGAAATACTATTTCTCCCATTCCATTAAAGCCCCATGGCGCTTGCTTCGTTTTGTAGGAGTCGACAAAAGATTGACTAAGAGTTGACATGTTTCCATTCCTGTAATTGGCTAGTGATGAGAGAGACGAGTGTACCGTAAGGATGAATACTGAAATGGTCTAGCATCCAACTAATTTTTATTTTATAAGGCCAAGTTCCCTGGCTGTAATTAAAGGTATTTGTTTACCTTTTTTATATTTAAGAATTCTTGTATTTATTCCTGGCGCTATTTCAAAGGGAATCCAATAATCCTCAGTTACTATGAAAACCTGATTTGCATCAAGGGACGAGTGTGTGTTATATCCCCATAGTTGAATTATCTCATTACTTTCTTTTTCGTTTACACAATCACCAGTTGGGTGTCCGCAAACTAGACACGGAGTACGAGTTGCTCTTAAGTACGTAACTCCATCAATTTCTTCATTTTCATCTTGCCCGCCAAAACCAGGGCTTGAGTAAAATGGCTGATTCATCTACTTATTATACAGCTTGCTAAAATTCCTGAAGAAGAAACCCAAACCTGGATATTTCATCCCTTATTTCATTGTATTGAGACATTGGTATCGATGAATCAAACTTTTCATCCATGGTCTTTCTGAGCATCACCGGATAAAGCGCATGTCTGGTGTGATTCTCGCCATTCTCTGGATAAATGAGAATTTCGTCCCAGTTGACCGTTTTTCCAAGATTCACTGTATACGGAGCCGCCAACATGGCAACAGGCATTATCTCCCCATCATCCGTCGTGCTTACGTGGGTGATTGTTAGGCATTCCTTAACGGGCATGTCTGGGTCAAGAAACGCATCAGCAAGCTCAATACCTTTTGTCTTTTCCGAACTAGAAGAACAGTACCCTTCGGCAACCATGGTTATTCCGGTTACTCCCCAGTATTTTCTCAACATTAAACAAAGTTTTTTGCATTTAGTAAATCTTTTAGCGTGTGGCTCTTTTGATATCTCTGATTTCATTTGGGCTATTATCATTAGGCTTGGGCCAACCCAGCCTATGAAGTGAGTGGCTATATCTTCGCCAATACCGTGCTCTTTTACGGCGGTATCTTTTGCCAGTTGGGCCGACGTCAGGGCAAGAGCACACTTGCCAAAATCGTCAATATAATCGTCCACCGTGAGATATTAAGGGAAAATCTCCACCCCCAGGGGAAGCCCCATCCCCTACGACCCAAATCCATCGACTAGAGTCTTCTTTATGGCAAACAACAGCAACCCCAAGAAAACAGCTAATAAAAAGAGTCCTGCGAAAAAAGCAGCCGCTAAAAAAGCACCTGCAAAAAAGGCAGCACCGAAAAAGTCAACTGCGGCAAAGAAGACCGAAATCAAGGTTGGCGATTCGACGGTGTCTTTCGTGAATGCAGAAAAGTTCGTTAATCACGTACTTGACGATGTTGCATCAAAGTCAACTTTTGTAAATTTAAAGATTGATGAGAACGTTCAAAAGCAGAAGCGCTCACTTAGAAGATTCTTCAAGAAGCTCTTCAAGTAAAAACACATCTGGACGGTCATGACAACTGACCACAGAAAAGCTCCAAGAAGACAAATTCTAAATGTCACCAAGAGTGGCAGCTGGGGAAACGTCGCGTATCATCACGAACTATCCTGTGGACATACAGAGATTCGTAAACGTGCGGCGACCGGGGACATTGCATGCGCTTGGTGTTTTCGTGCCAAACAGCGTGATGTCGAAATGAAATCACTTGTTCGCGGCCCTATCTTACTCATAGATGAACCCGACTTGGGCTTAGAAGAGATGAAGATAGATAAGACAAGAGCAACCCTGTCATCCCGATTTGGGATTCCGCTTGATGCTGTTGATGTCATGGCTGAAGATATAAATGGGAAACTAGTAATTAGAAATGCTGTTATTTATCTTTCTGCTTTGGATGTTGAAAAGCTGACACGCAATAAGTAGGATGTCGTCCTTACCACTTGACTAAACGGGGGATACATGAATAGCTCTGAAGTATCGGCTAAACCACCAAAGAACGGCAAGTGTCTCGGCTATGACCCAAATATTTTTTTCCCGTTTGCGGAAAAATCCGGAGACTCCTATTCGCGGAGTTATGTAAGAGGAAGAGAAAATACGATTCTCGCAAAATCAATATGCAAAGAATGCCTCGTTTCGGAAGAGTGTCTTCAGTACTCATTGCTTCACGAACCGCACGGAATCTGGGGTGGCAAAACGGAACGAGAAAGAAAGACTCTGAGAAGAAGACTTGGTGTGTCGCTAGTACCGAAAGAGCCAATAAATATTTTGCTCGGATTTAAGTTCGGGGGCTAGGTTACAGAAATGGCACAAAACCCATCAGAACAAACCTCCAACTTCCTAAACAGGCTTAGTGGAGTGCGTCAAACAGGTAACGGCTGGCAAGCAAGATGTCCGTGCAGAGAGGACGACAATAATCCGTCACTCGCTATCGGTCAGGGCGTAGACGGAAGAACGCTTGTTACTTGCCATCGCGCAATGTCTTGCGATGTAGAAAAGATTTGTAGCTCGGTTGGTTTGAAAGTTTCTGACCTGATGCCCCCAGATGGAAATTTTGTTCCGTCAAAGGATGTTTTCAAGCCAGTCAAGCAGAGCCCTGTAAAAAGCACGCAGGTTAATTCACCAAGTGCCAGCAAGCCAAAGTTCGTAAAAGCTTACGATTACACCGATGAGCATGGTGTTTTGTTGTTTCAAAAAATGCGTCTAGTTGATGATGAAGGAAAGAAAACCTTTAGACAAAGAAAACCAGATGGCTCTGGAGGTTGGGTTTATTCGCTAGGCGAAACTCCCAAGGTTCTTTACAATCTCCCAGCTGTTCTTGAAGCGAAATCAAAGAATATTCCGATATGGCTTGTCGAGGGAGAAAAGGATGCCGACACGCTCATTGATATGGGTATTGTCGCTACAACTATGCCTGGTGGTGCGGGAAAGTGGTTGGATATTCACACCGAAGCCCTTGCTGGCGGGATAATCGAGATTGTTGCCGACAACGACGAAATAGGCAAGAAACACGCAGTTGATGTTTTCAATGAATTACAGTCAGCCGGATGTGACTCGCAATTATGGATTTGCCCATCAACCAAGGACATAACGGACCACCTTGGTTCTGGAGAAAAGATTGAGGACTTAATTCCACTCGATGCGTCGCAGCAGATTGAGCAGATTCAAATACCAGAAAAAGAAATTGAAGAGTTATCAGCAGAAGAATTAACTCTCATAAAGCTCAACGAACTCCTCAACAGAGACGACCTTACCGCAAAACAAAAGATTGCAAAAAGCAATCTAATAGTCGCATCATCCACAGTTGGGCATGTACTAGATACAGGAAGACTTGTTCAATGGAATGATTTTCTTGCAGAATCAACAAACGAAACACATGACTGGGTAATACCAGGACTGGTTGAGCGCATGGAGCGAGTGATTGTTGTTGCTGCCGAGGGCGTTGGAAAAACAATGCTTGCACGACAGATAGCAATTTGTTGCTCTGCGGGAATTCATCCTTTCTCCTTTCAGAGAATGCCACAAGTCAGAACCTTGACAGTCGACCTTGAAAACCCAGAAAGAATTATCAGAAGAACGTCGAGACAGATTGCCGCAGAAGCAATGAGTCTTTCAAAAATTGAAAAATTAGAAGCATATATTTTGACAAAGCCATCGGGAATGGACTTACTAAAAGCTCAAGACAGGTCGATACTTGAAGAGGCGATTGAAGAAGTACAACCGCAGATGCTCGTGATTGGACCGCTCTACAAAGCCTTCCTTGACCCAGGTGGAAGAACTTCTGAATCGGTAGCTCTAGAGGTAGCGAAATATTTGGACACAATCAGGACTGTGTATAATTGTTCATTATGGATTGAGCATCACGCTCCACTTGGCTCGACAATGTCTACAAGAGACCTACGCCCATTTGGTTCTGCTGTTTGGTCGAGGTGGCCAGAGTTCGGTATCTCTTTACAACCGGACCCAACGGCTCTGGGCGATTATGTTTATGACGTTAAACACTTTAGAGGAGCGCGAGAAGAACGCCCGTGGCCACTAAAGATGAAGCGTGGGAAGAGATTCCCGTTTGAAGTTATAGATTGGATGAAAGTTGGGCCATGAGCGAAGACAAGTCTAAGCCAATAACAACTAGGGAGTTTTTGAGCGAACGTGATATGCGCATATTCAAAATGCGTCAAGCCGGAACCTCAATAAATGAGATAGCCAGAAGATTCGGAATATCAAATAGCGTCGTTGCGAAAGCAATTCAGCGACAGCTAGAAAAGATGAACAAGGAAGCGGTTCTTGCTTACCCTGAGGTATTGCGAATGGAGCTTGAGCGACTGGATAATCTTCAGCAAGCAATCTGGCCTATGACTCAACACAGAAGACAGGTGATGGATGATGGCTCAGAGCAGTCAATAGAGCCAGACATGAAGGCTATTCAACAGGTTTTGTCAATCATGGATAGAAGAACGAAGTTGCTAGGTATGGAAAGCACCAATATCAATGTTCAGATGGATGTTAATGGCTCACAGAACGTGCGGGCCACGATTGCTGGACAGGAAGGCGTAACAAGGCCGGCAATAGGTTTCGACCCTGAATCCGAGGCAAAGAAGCTGCTTGAGTTGATGGCCATATCGGGAGTTCTTCCAGCCGACACAATAAAAGCCCTGATGGGTCCTAGCGAATCTGACATAATAGACGCAGAAATAGTCCCAATAGAAATAGATGATAGTGTTGACGAATCGGAAGAGGAAGATGATGTCATCTGAAAATAATAGTCAAATGAATAATGGTGTTGTCCATTCAAACATCGGTCCCGCAATGGATAAATTGGCAGAAACAATGGATATGACCATTCAACCAATAGAAAAAGACGATGACGGTCCAGCTCAGGTTCAGCAATTAATCAGATGCACCGATACCGACAGGGACAGATGGAGACAGGCGTCTGCGCTATCCAATATGACTGTTTCTGCATGGATTAGACAAACACTTAACACCGAGGCAAAAACTCTCCTTGAGTGTGAACACCCATTGAACGAAATGTTGTTGTACCCGTGGGCAAAAATATGCAAAAAATGCAATACTAGAATATTGTAGTTTTAGCTAATTATAAACTCCTGGCCTTTTGGGCATAGTGGTATCATTGCAAGCGAAATGTCTTCGCAAAATAATGAGTTTGAGATTCCCTTTAGCCAGTCACGCCGTGGCAAAAAAGAGGAAATTAACGTTAAGGCAATAGGCCGGCGAATTGGCTCATCGGCAGCAAGCAGACTCGTTGACCGACCGAATATAGGTGGTAGAAGAAGGCGCGGAACTCGTGGACTTGGCATCCCAGATGGAGACCTGAATCCCCGCACTAGAGTTGATGTCGACGGAGATGGAACAATCTTCGATGGGTGGCCTGGCTGGGAGCAACCAGACCCAACCCCATCATCGATGCCTAATGCTCCAAAATTATCTCTATCTAGTGGAGAAAAAGATAAAAAACCATCTTTCCCACGCAAACCTACATATGGCCCATTCATTGGAAGTGCTGAAGACAGATTTGGCAAAGCAAAAACATGGGAAGAGTTTAAAGAAATTTACGACGACACCGAAATAAACTTCTTTGACTACGAAACAACTGGTCTTGTATTTGACGAATTCAGAGAGCCGTCGGCCAATGGTCAGCCAGTTCAGTTTGGCGTTGTGAGAATGAAGGGCGATAAGGAAATAGCTCGCTTGAATCTGTTTATGAACCCAAAAGAGCCGCTTGGCGAATGGTCGGCAAGAGAATTAAAAGATAGAGACGGAAACCAGCTAACAGACGAATGGCTATCCAGACAGATGTCCATGGCCGAAGCTCACAGGGCACTCGTTGAATTCGCTGGAGAAGATGCAATATTTGGTGTGCAGAATGCTGCGTTTGACAAAGACGTTCTAGAACAGACGCTTAGCGATGCCGGAATTGAATGGCGTCCCGGTGGATACCTAGATACAAAAGACATAGCAGACATGACTCTTCCTAAATGGTCTGAAGAAAATCAGGATGGGCCGTTCGTCATTGACTCTGAAGGAAACAAAAAACCATCAAATGGCCTTGCAGCAATAACCAAATACCTAGAGGTTGAGCTAGGGGAAAAACACCACACTGCAGATGCTGATGCACAGGCTACCGGCCTAGTGATGTCGGCGATAATAAATGGTGCCATTGAGAGAGACTGGCCGACAAATCTTCTTGATTCAGAAAAAAGAAAAACAAAACTGCAGAAA